GTTGTGTTTGTAATAGTCATTTAAGACTCCTTTGGTTAGTTAGGCAATACCGTTTTCTTTGCGGTATTGACGATAAATTTCACGATGTTCTGGTATCTTCATATCCAACTTCGTGATGTCTACTTTGCTGGGAGCCTGATTAGAGATCGCAGATCTGGCATTGGTAGTAGCGGGTGAGGCTGAGACAAAATGCGGATTCGAATCCAAGAACTCACGCACTAGATCTTCCACTCCCAGAGGCTGTCCTGAGTCTCTGTATCTCACAGAGCCATCATTGCCTATGACTTCTACTTCACCATCCTGATTAAGTCGCACTTGGTTTGATAACAGTGCCTTGACCTGTTCAGCGTTGACTGCACGATATTGAGCAGCGGCACTGAGCAGAGGCGTGTTGACCTTATACTCCTTGATCACTGAATCTCTCTTCTGGATTTCAGCATCCTTTTTGGCAGCCATTTCTTGTAGAGTCTTTTCAAACTCACCACGCTTGATCTGTTGTTCCTGTTGACGCTTTTCGTAATCAGTTTTAATTGAACGAAGCTCTTCAGGATCACCCAAGTCTTCATACTTACTGGCGAACTTGCGTTCTATTTGACTTTTGGTCTTGGCCAGTATTGCGTTGACTTCTTCTTGCGTGAATGTCTTTGCTGCCGGTGCCTGCTGTTCTGTTTCAGAGGCCACAGTTGCCTCCATAGTGCCAATGTTTTGTTCGGTCATTGTATCCTCGCCTCTCTGAGAGAGTTTTTTAGTAAATTTATTTATAGCATTTAACCCTAAATGCTGACTAATGTAGTTATTCCACGCCTAATTGTGTTCTTAGATTTCTGAGTGTGCTTCTATTCTGCTGTATCAATACCTTCACTGGCGTTGCATAGTCACCATAGCCTGGGTATGAATACAGCCACTCACAGTCAAGATCACTGCGATCCCACATATCTGCTATGGCAGCAACAGTGGCATCAGGTGCAGACACCACATACATTCTAGCGTGAAAGTCTCCTAGGGGTATTTTTGCACCCTCATAGGAGACAATGTCTATCTTGCCCTCAGTGTAGGCTTTTAGGCTCCACGGGCATTGAGTCTTGATTGATTGGAAATACTTGAGCCAATCAACGCTTTGGTGGTTTTTTACCACGGCCTCTACCTCTTCCCATAGCAGTCTCCTTAGTTGTATTCATCTTCTTCTACTGGTTCCCACTTGGCACACCAATAGACTGCACGAACTGGTGCATCAAACTTGGTGCAATAGAGTTCACCTGGCTTGTAGTATTCACAGTTGCCACAGTTCTGGCCTTCTGGCACTTCTGCACTTGACGCTGGTTGATAGGCTGCAGGCAAGTTTGCATTGATCTCTTCACCATCTGGGTATAGTCTACCTGTCTGTGGATTTGGATCTATAAACGGCAATCTTGTGTATTCTTCACCTAGCAGTTCTACCAACTGTTCATCAATGATGCGTAACAGCACTGGATCAGTGGCAGCAGATTTCACCTTGTTAAGTTTCTCTACATCTGCCTGTGTGTCACGGATGGAGAATGATCCAGGATAGTCAATTTCACCCATCCACTGTTCACCTTGGTATTCAAACCAATACTGCCATATCATTTCTTCAGTGAGTTCAAGATTGTCGGCTTTCTCTGACAGTTTGGCATTCAGCAATTGGAATTCTTGTTCTTGTGCCACGCCACTCATTCTGCGTGTTTCAGTGCTTCTAATAGATCCAGTATTGGCCATCTTGTCAATGGCTTCAGTGGCGTGATTGATGGCAGTAAATATACTAGATATGTCTGTGCTTACTGCCAGCACATATGGCTTGAGACCCGCATCTAGGTTGTCTTCCATGGTGATGATAGCACCTGCACCTGCTGATGCTTCTGTGCCCACGGTCTTGACCAACGCTGGATGACCATTGACTCTCACTGATTGTTCTACTTCTGATGTGAGATTGTAGATGCTTTGCTGTGCGTGTGCGATATCTGAAATATCTGACACGCCAATGCCTCTGACTGGTGAACGATGATTGTAGGCCAACACAGCAGGGATCTTGCCCAGGCCATTAGGCTCCACAGTTTCTTCAACCACTGAACGACTGCGGTTGTTGACTATGAATGTCTTGATGGTGTCTTTGGTCCACTCTCTAACAGTGGCGAATGTGTCATTGCTTTCTTCAATGTATTTGAAGTATGTGAGTTCAAACTCACCATTGGGCTTGCGATTCCAGTTCCAGTCTGTGACTGTGAGTGGTGTGACTAGATTCACATAGGGTCTGACATTCAGTAGACTTTCATCACTGCGTGTCACAGCACCCACTGAGGGTTTGACCACCAAGACCCAACAGTGACCAAACACTGATGACCATACTGAAACTTCTTTCATGAATGCGTCAAAACTTCTGCCATCCATGTCTGCATCACGCAGGAACATCTCTAGTTGAAATGATTCTGAGTTGTTGTCAAAGTCTCTAGTGGGGGCTTCACGAAACAGAAAACTCACATAGGTTGATATCACTGATTTGCAGTGATTCTCTAAGTGTGTGGCTGCGATGCGAGCAGAATATTCTGATTCTGATTCATTGACATAGCGTGTCAAATACTGACCACGCTGATATTCAACGCCACCCATGTATGAGTTCAACAAGTATTCCCAGTGATCTTGATTGCGTTGATACAGCAGGTTAGTGCTCATCACTTCTACATATTGTTCTAATAGTGTTTGATTCATAGTGTTGTCCTGTTAGTTTGCAATCTGGTGTGTCCATCTAGCCTGTGGTTGAGGTTGTCTATCACGTGTCACAGGCCACAAATAATCTATGCAATAGCCCAAGGCGTCATTCATGTGATCAAACTCACCCTTTTCAGGTTGTGCAGTTGATCCTTCTTTATATACCTGACGCTCTAGGCATTGGATAGTGTATTTACAACGAGGGCTTATGAACAGGTGTCTAACGCCCGTTGCTGAACACAAACGGCTGTTCACAGCATTGACTCTGTCTCTGATGGGAGTGTGGCTTCTAGGGGCTTTGATGATGAATCCTGCATTGGCCAAGATGGTGTGATCACTTCTACCTCCGCTTTTAGTAGAGCGGGCACTGCCGGCTGGATCCGGATACATGAAGACTTTGGATCTAGGATATCTACTTTTAATCTCATCTGCAAGTTCATCAGTATTGCTGGAGTAGAGCGTGATTTCATCAATGACATACAGTGTTTCTCCTTGGCGAATGCCCACAGTGGCACACAATGGTGTGATGTTGAAGTCAGCACCTATGTATATGACATCAGTGTTTAGGTGTTCAGGTAGTCGAACATTGTGTTCACGACTGAACGCATAATAGACCTGCCCTGCTGATTCTTCCCAAGTGGCTAGATATTCCTGACGGAACATACGCAGGTCCATATCTGCCTTGGCTGCTTCTATTTCTTCTGGTAAAACTCTGCCACCATCTAGTGTGGTAAATGTCCACGACTGCCACGCATCAGGGTTCTTGACGTCTGCTGAATAGATGTCATAGGCCCAACTTGATCTGCCACCCTTGGGTGTGCCAATGAAGAAAGCGTGTCCTTGTGTGTCACTGAGTGTAGGTCTGACCACTGTCCATACTTCTGGATCCATGTCAGCGAATTCATCAAACACACAGAAGTCCACTGAGAATCCACGCATACGATCATAGGCATCCGCTGACTTGATGGTGATCTCACTGCCATTGATTAAGGTGATAGTTAGATCACTTTCATTGGTCTTCATTATCCAGTTGAGAGCACTGAGTCTGTCTTTGAGTTCTTCCCACACAATGCCTTTGCCCTGCATTCTAGTAGGGGCAATATACCAACAGGTGGCATTGGGAAATCTGGCAAATCGTGCTAACTCACGTATGGCTAGGTAGGTTTTTCCAAATCTACGACCGCATATGGCAGTTCTAAATCTCTTTGTGCTGTTGGCAATCTCAGATTGTGCTAGACTAAGCGGCAATGAACAACTCCTCAAAGTTATTGTCTGGAGCGTCTTTGGCAGTCCAGGCAGCAATACGCTTGTTGGTGATCTCAACATAGGCTGGGTCTAACTCACAGCCAATGTATTCAAAGCCCAGTTCCACAGCGGCACAGCCTGTTGATCCTGATCCGTTAAAAGGATCTAATACCGTGCCACCTGGTGGGGTGATCAGTTTAATCAGATACTTCATCAACTCAATAGGCTTCACAGTGGGGTGATTGTTGCCTTTATCTTTAAGTTTTTCTTCTACTGCTTCAATAGTTGTTTCTGGATTTGTTTTACCTGCTGTGGGCATATAAACATCAAATCTACTTCCAGGAAACATTGCTCCTGGATCTTCAAACCCAATATGTCTTTCTTTGCGGCTAACTTTGGGACAGTAGAAATACTTTTGATAGTCTGCTTGTAGGATTTCACCTATGACATTAGAGGGAAAGCGTCCAAGTTCTGGCAGGTCTTGTTCCACTGTGACTTCACGCTTGACTGCTTTGAAGCCTGTCTCACCGTTGAACATACGAATGTTCTTGCCATCCTCATCATTGCCACGCTCCATAGGACCACGCTTGTTGTTTAGGTAAGTGTCAATGTCCTTTTGATTCTCATATGGCACACGAGTAGCATCAATGTTTAAAGCACCAGTGCCCCAAGTTTGACAATTCTTGGCTATGCTCTGTTTGATAGGTTTGCGGGCTAATGCTATGGGTTCGTGGGCGGGCTTGAGTTGTGTGCCCCAACCTGACCATTGTTTGGCTTCTGGGTCTGTGCAGACTACAGTATCTTTCTTTTCTGGATAATCTTCTGTAGTAATATTACCAGGGTTCATCCATTTCTCTTTGCCTTTTTTATCTTTAACTTCAGCATAGGCATTCATACCTTTACTGGCTTTAGTTTCTTTAACACCCAAACTGCGTTGTATGCTTTTGCCAATGTCTTGACTCTTGGGAAAGCCAGAACTGTAGATCCACATGATCTGATCACGGATCTCAAAGCCTGCTTGTTCTAATGTCACAGCAAGATGATGATATGTGCGGGCCGCTGAGAACGCTAAGATGTGTCCGCCTGGCTTTAACACACGCAGACATTCTTGATATGTTTCAAGTGCCCCAGTGTTGGCATCCCACGATTTGCCTAGAAAGTCAATGCCATATGGGGGGTCTGTGACTATGGCGTCTATTGAGTTATCTGCGAGAGTTTTAAGGGTGTCGCGATTGTCGCCCTGTAGTATTTGATATTTCATTTGTGTCCTTGTAGCAAATATCGGTTGTGTATTAATCATTCCACGGTAAAATCTTGTTGTCTTCTGAAGTGTGTGGGTTGTCACTCATACCTAATAGGTTCTTGGCTAGGAAGATCTGTAAGGCGGCATTGCCACTCATGGCATTCTTCAACATAGCACGTCTTAGACTGGTCTTCATATCTTCACGACCTTTGTCTATGATTGTTTGAAAGTTGTAGTTTACCACCTGATGATCGATGTCAAACCAACGGGCAATTTCTCTATTTGACATGCCCAATGCGGCCAACTTGTAGACATCTTCTGGGCTCACAACCTTCTTACGCAAGCCTCTGCCCACTTCATAGCCCATGACTTCTACTGCTACCAACTGTTTGGGTTTGTTGCCTGTTTTACTAGGATCCCTGACCTCTTCCACATAGGGAATAACCTCAAAGGTCTCTCCTTGAGGTTCTTGATTGGGCTTTACTGGTTCAAGACCCTGTTCAAGGGCTTCTTCAGGCGTCATATTATAGTGTGCGATTCTCTACTTTTACTTTGAAGTTTCTACGATCAATGGCACCGCTGTCTGTGGTGATCTGTGCAGTGACAACATAGACTTTGTTCACAGTTCCTGCTGCCAACTTGACATAGGTGATCTTTGAAGCACCAGTTATGCCTGATGTTGATATGGTCATAGGAGTTGGGTTGTATGTGGGGGCAGTAATGGTGTATGCCACAGCACTGATCAGTTCACCTACTGCCAACCAATCTGTCCAATCTATGGTATAGGTCAGTGTGGCTAATCTATCTTTTTCAATGTAGGCACCTTCAGTGTCGTATTTGTATCCGGTTATAGTGCTCATATTTTTGTCCTTAGCATTTGATTGTATTTACTCTAGTTTCATAATCCACCTTCAATACGCGGGTTTCTTGTGGAACTCGGAGTGCTCTTGTTTCTGATTCAACTATCAGCAGTCTGTTTTCTGGTAGTATCTTGGCTGCTCTGGTTTCTTGTTCAACTTGGATCTCTCTACAAGGATCAAAGTTTAAGATGTCACCTTGTGTTAATTCAAAGGCTTCCATGACCAATGCGGCTGAACCAAACACCACCTTGGCAACATCTGAAGTCTGTGTGAACACCACTGTGAATACACCAGCACCAACCACACGCTTTTCTGCTTCACCTGCAAGTGCAAACTCTGAACTTAAACTTACTGCGATTGTAGGTATGCGTGTGACTGTGGCAGTGACTGTGACTGCACTTTCTAGTGCAATTGAATTATCACGTGTTCTATCAATTGACACTGTCACAGCGAATTCACTGCTCACAGCGGCTATGACACCTACTGTTCTTACTGCGTCAATGGCAATGGTCACAGTAGACTCTAATGCACTGACTAGATCTCTTGTTCTAGAGTTTGCTGTCTCCTGTGTAAACTCACTTTCTAGACTGATGTTGAACTGTGTGACTTCACCTATAGTGGCTGTGAGTGTAGTCTCTGTAGTGACTGTGACATCTCCAGTTCGAACTCTGATATTCACACAGTCCAAACTTGTTGCTGTGGTCAGTGAAGCTGAATCATCTCTAATTACAAAAGGTTCAACAGAAATACTGCTGACCACATCAACATCTGCAGAAACAAATCTTAGTCTAGTGTTAACTACATCTAGAGTGAATTCTGCTGTGACATTTGCTAGAATGCCTACGTTTTTACTTGGTAAACATGATAATTCACAAGTCACTGTGGTGTTTACTGTGACTTCTAATACAGTGACACTTTCAACAGTTAGAGTAAATGGTGCTGGAAGACTTGGCAGGA